TCATTTGATGTGGTGTCTACCTCATTGATCTCACCTTCTATTTTTTCGTTTATTATTGTGCTCACAGTTGCTGCTATGGAACCAGTATATTTTTTCCATACTCTATTAGTGTGATTAGAAAGTGCACCTTTTGTTTCGCATGTAAGTGTGTAAATTTCTCTTTTGTTGTCTATAATGTGACCTGATATGTTTGTGACAATCAAACTCATTTGAACAGGATCTTCTTGACTTGGATGTGTCAATTGTATTTTGACAACAGATCCACTTCTAATTGGTAACTTGTTTATTAGTCCATTTGTGTCTGCTATGGTAATATCCATGTGTAATGATGGATCTACCACATCCTCAAAATACTTTATGAAGTTGACCTGTCCGAGCATATTCACAGACTTTCCTTCCTTGTCAGTAAACACTTCAAAGGATAATAACTTATGTCCTTTTGTCCATAGGACGTTTCTATTCATGCTGTCTGTAATATTTCCATCTGACGAATATTTATCTCAGCATCAAAGGAATCCATAGTGCCCCCACCGATAAGAATAGTAGTACCACCTTGTGTTTGAGGTGTTGAACTGGTCGAGTTCTCTTGATTCATAAGAAATATATTGTTTATAGGTGCGAGTGCTATGGTATCCGATCCAGTACCACCATCAGTATCAAATGACATGTTAGTTCCTCCACCTTCTCCACCGCCAGAGAATGCACCACCACCTAAGTTGGTTTTATCTAGGTTGACACTACCAGAAGGATTATCAGGAGTTCTATTATTACCTGGATTTACTTTTGTATTACCTTTCTTTTTAATATTTTTGATAAAGTCCGATCTACCCTTTAAAATTTTGAATAGGGGACTATCTTCACTTATTGTTTCTCTATTTTTTTTGATCAGATTTTGTATGTCTTTATCTGTTACATTTGTTTCTATTTTCTTAAACTTTGGTTTTACATTTCTGGGAGTTCCCTTAGGTTTGAATTTTATATTTGGAAATAACTTTCTGAAAAGATCATCTCCAATTCTTACTCTTATACCTTTTGGTGATATGCCAGGTATGTCTTTACCAGGCACCAAGAAGTCGTCAACGATATCTGCTTTTTTTGCAAGTTTGGTAAGAAATGGAACTTTCTTTATAATAAAAGCACCCAATTTAGTCTTTTGCATTGCAGCAAGTAACCCTGCTCCTATGGGTATTTCTTCACCAGTAGGTCCTCCTAAAAGGAGTGCAGCTACAAGAGCAATAGAAAGCGTGGGTATTAAAACTTCAGGTCTTTTATAAAATGGCGTAACAGGTTTGGGTAAAATTCCTCTAAATGGAGTTCTTTCAGGTAATTCATCATCATCATCTCGTCGTAGAACTAAAAACGGACTGGTTTTCTCAAGTTTGTCAAGCACCCTGTCAAGATCATCAAGAGCACTAGAAAATAATGTCTTTTGAGTTGATATAATTACCCTTTGTTCTTCAAACTTTCTTCTTCTATCAGCACCTGAGAATATATCTGCCAATCTACCACCTGCCAATCCACCAATTATACTACCACCTATGCCTCCTACCACAGTGCCTATGGGTCCTCCGACTGCTGTACCAAGAATAGCACCATACTTAGCACCTGCTAAAGCACCTGCCAGTCCACCACCTGCACCAAGACCTGCCTGTAAATTAGTTTGTCCTTCTGCTTTTCTACCTGCAAAATCTATTCCAGTGCCTATGACAGCAAGAGGTCCGATCTTACCAAGTCTTCCTACTTTACCTACCCTAGATAAAAATGCACCTCCTCTTGTGGGAACTTTTGGTACTCTGGGTATCTTGAGTCCACCACTAGGAGGACGACCAAAGAACCTTCTACCGAGTGCACCACCACCTAATAAACCAAGTGCTCCCCCGACACCCCCTTTTTTATCTTTTTCTTTTTGCGTACTGCGTAACGCTAACGCTTTTAGTGTACGATCTCTTTCTTCTACGAGTTTACTTTTGAGTGCAAGTGAATTTTTTTCAAGTCTTCTCTCTACTCTGAAACTATTTCTGAGATCATTTCTAAGTGCTAGACTACCTCTCCTAGTTTTATTTGATATAATAGCAAGAGATCTTTCTATCATGAGAAGGCACCATAACTTCTAAGTGACGACGCTGCTTCAAACTTATCGATAACACCACCACCAGTTCTAAATGCTGTGTTTACAGATACAGATGCAGGGGATATTGCCTGACCCACAAACCCTGATGGTACTTTATTCTCTTGATTAGTTGATAAATCAATTACATTATTACTAATTTCAGTTTTTATTTCTCTTCCCATCTGAGCAATATCAAGGTTAGGTAATAAATTTGTTGCCAAATCTTCATTAGATTCAAATATGTTTGAGATTTGATCATTAAATATACTATTTTCAATCAATTGTGATGTGAGTGCTATATCCAATGAGTTATCAACTTCTAATTTACTACCTTCAATTGTGGTATCACCTTCTACAGTATCTCCTAAACTTATCTTTGGGTCTCCTACATTCAAGGAAACTTCTGTCTTATCTTCTTTAATATTATCCTCTTTTATTTTTTCTTCCTCTTTCTTTGGTAAAAAGAAGTTTTTTATACCTTCAAAGAAACCTTTTTTATCATCATCTTTTTCATTCTTCTTTACGTTCAATTGTTCTTTATCTTTTTTCAACAGAGATTCGATATCCATTTCACTATCACCACCTCTCTTTCTTTCTAAACTAATTCCTGATAGAATTCTATCAAATCTATTCAATTGATTTCTAAATCTACTTACATCTGGTTTATTGATTGTTTGTTCTCCTTGTATTACTCTTGATGCAAGTTCTCGTCTTCGACCATCTCCAGTTTGATTTGCTTTTGCCAAAGATGGTATCAATAAACTAGCAGCGAGAGCAGCAGTTATCAATAATGGATTCCTAAGTTTGGATGCTCCACCTACACCTCTCGTGATATTAGTTGCTCCAACTCCTCTGTTACCTATAAGACCTTTGAGTGCAAGAACATTGACAACAGATCCAGTAAGAAACTCTATAATCTCTGGTGCCATCAATGCACTTGCTAGACCGAAACTTTGTGCAGCACCTCCCACATTACCCTGAGATAGTTGTGCAACTCCTAAACCACCTGCGACAAGAGCACCTTTACTCCTTAGACTACTGAGTATATTTGTTTTGACACCCACTAAATTATCAGAGTCTTTCTTTAGTATTTTTGCTTCTTCTCTATAATATCTTCTTTTTGCCCTTACATCTTCCCTTATTTGCTCTCTTATACCTCTCATCGTGAGGTTCATCGACTCCATTTGGTTGATGATACGACCAAGAGTCCTTACCTGTGGTCTCTCGATATTTTCTGCTTCTTCTGTCGCTCTCTGTAATAATCGATCATACGCCAAATCCATCCTACGCTCCATAGGAATCATAGGAGTTTGTGGTTCGGTTTGTCTACCAGGCGTTTGCATTCGCTGCTTCTGCTTGTTGTGCTTCTAACTTTTGTTTCTCAAGATACTTCACAAGATAGTTCACATACACCTCTTTTTCCCAAGGTATCATACCCTCAACTTCACTTAGTGACCATTTATGATGCTGCATCAAAGAAAAATTTGTCTCTAACATTGCATCAATGCTGGTATGATATAGCATTATGCGAAAAAATTTGATAATCCCTCAATTAGGACATCAGAATCTTTCTTAGTTTTTGGGTTGTGAACTGTGCCTTTATACTGTAGTTTAGGCATTGTTGCAAAAAAGTCTTCTATCAATGCAAATTGTTTTGAGTTCAGTTGCTCAATAAATTTCATTAGTTCTTTTTTACTGCAGTCTTCTGCACTCCATGCCTCATCTGTAGTAAATATTGTGTCAATACAACTGACAACTGCATCAAATGCTTTGTCAATTCTATCTGCACCATCTCCTGATCCCACAAAATTATTATCCAAAAATTGTTGCATTGATGGATATTTCATCTTGATATTGACATCACCACCTAACTTGATCATGTCAGTGTGACCTTCAGGTACTTCAAGTTTTATATCTGACATATTAATTTTCAAGGGAACTTTTGTTTCCTTGTCATCTTGACATGTCACGAGTAATTCAACAGATTCACCTATTGACTTACCTCTTATGTTCAGAAATAAGTACTCTAATTCAAAACTTGGTAGTTTCTCAACATCAACTCCACGAGAGAGTATACATGATTTGAGAACACTCTTCAATGTGGCACTGATATCAGCGTCACTACCATTCTCAAGTGCAATAAGTAAAACTTTCTCTTCTTTGACTAAAAAAGGTCTATATTTTACTTTCTTACCTGTTGATATAAGTTGCAATTCAAATGTAGGTGCAACGACCTTTGGTAAAGGCATAATAATATTTGTTCAGTGTATTTATTTAGTGAGCAAATTTTACTGGAAATCGCTGATAGTTACTTCACCTCTATTTCTATCACCAAAAACACTTTCAAATCCAGAAAAGACATCATCATCTTCCGCAACACTGGTTCCACCGACTATGCGGTCAGATTCTACTGACTCTGCAAATGTGCCACCTACTCTAGATGTCCTGTCAATAAAGTATTCGTCATATTTGAATGTAATTGATGTTTTGATTAATTCTGCCCTACCATATGCTAAAGGTGCAGCAATAATACTACTGGGAAACACATTTCTCAATTTGTAAGTTATACTGCTTGGTAATTGATTATTGAATCTGCTTGTTTTATTGAGTTTGGAAAATCTGCCCTTAATTGCTTTAGAAAATGCTGTAATTTCCATGTCACACTTATAGGTCTGAGGGTATTTCATTCTCCTAAATGAAAGATTCTCTCTACTGCTTGAAGGAGACATAAATTCCATCCATGCATTGAATACATCATTAGTGTAGTAGTCTGTCTGTAAATAATATGTCAATATAATATCTGGGAATCTTCTATATGTGGCATATTTTTGCGATATTCCTTGTCTAAGTCCATCAACCTGTGCTACCTGCATGTCTGAACCAGGTAACACTGCTTCTGAACAGAATAGTGCAAGTTGAGAACCTGCATCATTTTGATCATAAAATCCGTGACCATCTATAAACGACTTCAATCCTCCTTGTGCTTTATTGAAATTAATGCTTACATCGTAGGTATTATTGAATGCTGGAGTTATATTACCACGTTTAGACCTTGTAGACGCTAATTCTGTTGTGGGTAAATAAAATCTACCTGATCTTAATGCTGCTGACCTCTGTGCCATCTAAATATAGAATGTTACATACTATGTATGTCATATAAAGGTAAATTCAGACCCAAAAACCATAAAAAGTACAAAGGTGACTTCAGAGAGGTCATCTATAGGTCATCATGGGAACTGAAATTTATGCAATATTGCGATACAAACAAAAGCATAGTCAAGTGGTCATCGGAAGAAATAGTAATACCATACAGATCGCCTGTAGACAATAGAATACATAGGTATTTTCCCGACTTCTATGTCAAATATAAAGATGTAAAAGGCAATTTCCAAGAAAAAGTGATAGAAATTAAACCTGCAAAACAAGTCAAAGAACCTAAAATGCAGAAGAGAAGAACAAAAAAGTACGTGTCTGAGGTATTCACCTATGCTACGAATCAAGCAAAGTGGGCAGCAGCAGAGGATTTTTGCAAAGATCGTAAGTGGAAATTTCAAATACTAACGGAGAAAGAACTTGGAATATAAAAACGTTTTCCCACTATCCGATTCTGTTGGGAGTCCCAAACCAGGTAGTGTAATGATATTTCAATACACTGCAAAATACAGAGAAACACTTCCTTTTTACGATAGAAACCCATTATGTTACGTTGTTGCAGTGCAAGGTCCTGCCTTCTACGGTGTCAACTTACACTATACTCAACCAAGAAACAGGAAAGCAATTCTTGCATACATTGATGCTGGAGACGATATAACTAAGTTGCCAGGATATAATAAATACCTAAGATCCTATGTCCAATCAACATTTATAAGACTCGTTGGGGATGATATGGAAAAGGCAGCAGATATGGCGTTTGAAGATTTCGTACGGACTGTCAATGGAGTCGATATATCCACATCTCCCTTCTTACCCAGTTTTTACAAATGAGCAATAAACCACAACCACCACAGTCAGATGTTTTTGGTAGGGCAACTTATACTGTCCAATATGTGATAGATGGTGAGATGTATTATGAAGAAAGAAGTTTAGATGTTGCTAATGGAGATTTTTTAAAACCATTGGGTATAAAAAAAAGAAATCCTGATGCAAATCTTTTAGGTAATGACCTTTACATAACTATTGATCCCAATTCAGAGGATGGACAAGCAGTGATAGGATCTGCAGAAAGAGCAGATAAACTCTATGACTTTGTTACAAATTGGGCGTTCAAAGATGATGAGACATTTGCTGCAGCGATAGATTCTGGAATGATAGACTATGCAACACAACCAAATGGTGCAAAGTTCCTCGTTGAAAGTGATGTGCCTAATCCAGAAAAGAATAATGAACAAAAAGAGAAGGCACTAACTGAAGCAGAAATATCTGAAGCACGAGTTTTTCAAGAATCAATACAAGTTGAAAAAGAAAATTTATTTTATCCTAGTAATCTGGAACAAAATAAAGGGGAAGATTACATTTTTATTGAACAATTTGAATATTCACCACCACAACCCTCTGGTACAGTAGAAGCTGGTCAAGCTCTTCAAACAGGTGTTCCAAGAACAACAAATCTTGAAGACTCTCGTGGAACTTGTAGATTACCCATTCCTAATAAACTAGGAGTAAGTAATGGAGTCAGTTGGGGAGAAGC